AAGGGTCAAACGGGCTCATCGAGAGGCTCGTGCGCGATCCCGTACTCCTGTGCGACGTGATCTACGCCGCGTGCAAGCCGCAGGCGGATGAGCGTCAGGTCAGCGACGAGGCGTTCGGCGCATCGATGGCCGGGGACGCGATCGAGCACGCGACGGCGGCGCTCTTGGAGGAACTGGTGGATTTCTGCCCGAGCCCGAGGGACCGGGCCAACCTCGGGCGGGTGCTCATGGCCACACGCGAGGTGATGGACAAGGCCCGGGACGTGGTGGAACGCCGGATCGACGAACTGATCGACGGCGGGGCGCTGGAGCGGGCGGTGCTCGAAGCGGTGCCTCCGAAGGTCGAGGCGGCGGCTGGCGGCTCGTCTGGCAGTGCGCCGGCATCCTCGGCATCGATCCAGCCCCCCTGACGCTGCGTGAGCTGGTCGCGATGGCAGAGGCCCGGCAGCGCGACGAGTGGAGCCGGACGAGCTCGGTCATGGCGCTGGTGGCCAACACCCAGCGCAACCCCAAGAAGACCCGCCCGTTCCGGCCCGGCGACTTCGACCCGTTCGCCCGGGCCGCTGACAAGCGAACGCAGGTCATCCCGGCCCCCGTGTCGGTGCTCAAGGACGTGTTCATCAGGAACCAGAAGCAGCAAGGAGGCACGCGTGAAGATTGATCCCAAGCATCTGGCCTTCGGCTTCGGCGTGGTGATGCTTTCGCTCGGGCTCGGCGCGTGCGCCGGCTTTGACCTGGGCGACGTCGTCAAGGTCAAGACGCCGAGTGGCATCCAGCAGACCCGCGGCCTGCCGCGCACCACCACGCTCAACGAGGCGGAGGCCGAGTACCGGGCCTGGTTCGAGGACACCCAGCGGGTCGGGGCCCAGTGGAAGGCGTCGATCGAACGCGGCGGCGAGATCCGCGGTCTCCTGGGGCAGATCACCCTCTCGGCCCTCGACGACTTCGGCCCCACGCTCGCGGGCGTGCCCATCGCGGGTCCGGCTCTGCCGGCGCTGACCGGTCTGGCGGGGCTGTTCATCGGCGCGGGGCGACTCCGCAAGGAGAAGGAGGCGTCGTTCAACAAGGGGCTGAAGGAAGGCCGCGTGGTGCCCAGCGGAGGTACACCCGCGTGATCACCATGCGGATCAAGGACGTGTTCTTCGACCGGCCCGCGGTGAAGCGATCCGTGGACGTCGCCAAGCGGAGGGTGCTGAGCAAGGGCGGCGCGTTCATCCGCACCGCCGCCCGGACCAGCATTCGCAAGCGCAAGGGCTCGGCCCCGCCCGGCAAGCCGCCGCACTCGCACGAGGGCTCGCTGCGGCGGCTGATCCTCTTCGGCTACGACCGCAGGTCCGACAGCGTGGTGGTCGGCCCGGTGGGCTTCAAGAAGAGCGTTGCGCCGCGGGCGCTCGAGCACGGCGGCGCAACCGTCGTCGTCTCGCGTCGGCGTGGGAGGCTTCAGAGTCGGAAGGTCAAGATCGCCGCCCGGCCCTACATGGCTCCGGCACTCGAACGCGAGCGGCCAAAGCTGCCGGTGCTGTGGCGCAACAGCGTGCGGAGGGGGTCGTAGATGGCCGACACCCGAGGCATCCGAGCCGGACGCGCGTTCGTCGAACTGGGCGTCAGCGACAATCTGTCGGCCGGGCTGCGGCGGGCTCAGAAGCGGCTCAAGGCCTTTGGGGACGGGCTCCGCAGCGTCGGCACAAGACTGACCGCCATCGGGGCCGGCGCGGTCGCGTCGCTGCTAAGCACGGTCAAGGTGTTCACGGCCATGGGCGACACGCTGGACAAGATGACCAAACGCACCGGCGTGAGCGTCGAGTCGCTCAGCGAGCTCGGCTTTGCCGCCGAGCAGTCCGGCGCGGACCTGGCGACCTTCGAGAAGGGCGTGCGGTCCATGCAGCGGTCGATCAACGACCTTGGACGCGGGCTTTCCACCCAGACGGACGCGTTCGCCACCCTCGGGCTGACGATGGCCGACCTCGACGGGCTCTCCCCCGAGGCTCAGTTCAAGCTCATCGCCGAGCGGCTGAGCCAGATCGAAGACCCCAGCCGACGCGCCGCGATCGCGATGCAGATCTTCGGCCGCGCGGGCTCGCAGCTCCTGCCGCTCATGGAGGGCGGGGCCGCGGGCATCGAAGAACTCCAGGAGCAGGCCCGCCGGCTCGGGCTGACCGTCTCGACGCAGACCGCCAAGGACGCCGCGGAGCTCAACGACACGCTCAACATCCTCTGGCGGGTCATCAAGCAGGGCGTGTTCGTCATCGGCTCGGCGCTCGCGCCGGTGCTCAAGGACTTGGCCGAGCGCATCACCCGGGTCATCGTCGGCGCATCGGACTGGATCCGCCAGAACCGGGCCGTGGTCGTCTCGGCGCTCAAGATCGCCGCCGCAGTGGCGCTGGCGGGCGTGGTCCTGATCGGGCTGGGCGTGCTGGTGGCGGGTGTCGCGGCGACCTTCGGCCTGCTGGCGAGCATCATCACCGGCGTCGGCACAGCGCTGGGCATCGTCGGAGCGGCCCTGGGCGCGCTGCTCTCGCCCATCGGGCTGGTGGTGGCGGCCGTCGTCGGACTCGGCGGCACGCTGCTGGTCACCTCGGGTAAGGGCGGCGAGGCGCTCGCCTGGCTCATGGAGCAATTCACGCGCTTGCGCGACTGGGTCTGCAAGGTCACCCGCGGCATTTCCGACGCCCTCGCGGCCGGCGACATCGCGCTCGCGGCCGAGATCCTCTGGCTGTCGCTGAAGGTCATCTGGCAGAAGGGCGTGGCGGCGCTGAACTCGGCGTGGCTCGAGGCACGGCGGTTCTTCGTCTCGACCGCCCAGTCGATGTGGTACGGCGCGCTGGCGGCCGCGCAGATCGTGCTGCACGCGCTCGAGGTCGGCTGGATCGAGACGACGGCGTTCCTCTCCAAGACCTGGTCACGCTTCACGGGCGGGTTCCAGAAGGCATGGGAGTCGGCCTCGTCGTTCGTCGCCAAGCGGATGCTGGAGATCCAGGGGCTGTTCGACGATGGACTGGATGTCGAAGCGGCCAAGAAGGCCGTGGACGAGCAGCTCGAGCAGCGGCTTGGCGAGATCGACGACCGCACCCGCGCGGCCCTGGCCGACCGCGAGGCCCGGCGATCGTCCGAGCGCGACCGATCCAGCGAGCTCAACGACGCCACGCTGTCGGAGATCGGCAAGCAGTACGAGGACGCCCAGAAGGCGCTCGATGCCCAGACCGATGAGCGGGTCACCGATGCGCAGCGCGAGCTGGAAGCCGCCCGCAAGCGGCTCGACGATGCCATCGAAGAGGCCCGCAGGCGTCGCGAAGAAGCCGAGGCCGAACCCGACAGCCGCCCGCGCAACCTGCTGGCCGAGTTCGAGGACCGCCTGCGCGGCATCGGCGACCTCGTGGCCGAGGGCATCTCGGTGCGCGGCACCTTCAACGCCAGCGCCGTGCAGGGGCTGGCCTCCGACGACGCCGTCGCCGAGCGGACGGCCAAGGCCACCGAGCAGACCGCCAAGCACACCCGCCAACTCGCCGACGCCGCCAAGAGTGGCGGCCTGACTTTCGCATGAGCAGGACCTTCGCGTAGGAGCAACACCCCGTGCCGATCACCGTGACGGAGAAGTTCGAGAGCCGCCGGTCCACCAAGGGAGACAACCCTTCGGCGGAGCTCGTCTACACCGTGCGCGGCACCAACGACGACCTCGCGGCCCGGTCCGCCGCCGAGGCCGAGAGCCCGGGTACCTACGACGGCCTGCCCCGGCAGACGGTGTCGGTCGAGCCGGTGGGCTTCGAGCTGTGGGAGGCCACGGCCCGGTACGCGCAGGCCCAGGGCGGCGGGTTCCCGCAGACGGGCGAGAGCGTCTTCAGCTTCGACACCGGCGGTGGCACCCAGCACATCACTCAGAGCAAGCAGACGATCTCGAGCCACGCGGCATCGGGGACGACCGCGCCCGACTTCAAGGGCGCGATCGGCGTGACGGGTGACGGTGTCGAGGGCGTGGACATCACCGTGCCGGTGTACCAGTTCAGCGAGACGCACTACTTGCCTGCCTCGCAAGTCACGCAGGGGTACAAGTCGACGCTGTTCAACCTCACCGGCAAGGTCAACAACGGCTCGTGGAAGGGCTTTGCGCCCGGCGAGGTGCTGTTCCTGGGCGCGTCCGGCTCGCGACGCGGCACGGGCGTGGACTCCGACTGGGAGATCACCTTCCGCTTCGCCGCCAGCCCGAACGCCTCGGGCATCTCGATCGGGCCAATCAGCGGGATCAGCAAGAAGGGCTGGGAGTACCTGTGGGTCCGCTACGCCGACGCGGAGGACTCGGGCTCGGGCGCGATCATCAAGAAACCCATCGCCGCGTACGTCGAGCGCGTGTACGACCAGGCCAACTTCGGAGCACTCGGAATCTAAAGCATGCCCGACGACCTCCGCAAAGTCCGCTCCGGTCAGCCGCTCCGCATCCCCGCGGGCGCGTACAACGCGTTCGTCGATGCGGCGGTCGATCTGCGCGCGCGACAGGGGCGGGGCCAAGCCGTCGCCGGTCCTCTCGTCGAATCCGCCCAGCGTGGTATCGGCGTGGTGCTGGTCCGCAACGATTCGGACGAGCTGATCGAGCCGCACCACGCGCTGGCGATCACCGGCGTGCTGGTCGAGCCCGGTGAGGACGATCAGGAGCGAACCTTCCACAGCCGCACGCCTCTGACGGGCGATGTGGCGACCGAGGTGTCCGACATGCTCGCCTTCGCGGTGGCGCTCCAGCCGATCAAGCCCAATGCCCTCGGTCCCTGCGTGCTCACCGGCGTGACGACCGCCCGGGTCTACATCACCAATGAGACCGACACCACCTGCGAACTCGCGGCCGACGAGACGGTCCTGGCGAGCACGCCCATGAGCGGCATTCCGATCCTGTGGAAGGAGGATGGCACCGGCGAGAAGTGGGCGGTGATCGAACTCGGCCGCCCCTCGCCGGGACGCATTACCGCGATCCTCGGCGCGGCCCAGCCGATCCCCACCGAGCGCAACCGCTGGCGCTACCCGTGGGTCGAGGCTCAGATCGACGGCAACCCGGGCAGCCCGGACTACCTGCGCTACGTGCCGGTCGAGAACGGCCTGACCTCGCAGGCCCCCAGCGGCGGCGAGGACCCCACGCGCCTGGCGATCAACCGCCTCGAGGCCCACCACATGAACGACTCCGAGCCCGGCTCGGGGTTCGGCGGCCTGCTGGGGCTGGGCCCGGTGTGCGAGCTCCCGGGCGTGCTCCCCAAGTGCCCGCCCGCGCGATCGCTCAAGCCCAAGCTCGTGCCGATCCCCGAAGGCGTGTGCGTGCAGATGACTTGCGAGCGCAACAGCCGGGGCAAGCCGGTGTGGGTCTTCGAGGCGATGAGCTTGATCGAGATCGCCGACCCCGCCGACGAGGACCGCAAGTTCAACCTCTACATCGGAGGTGCTGAATGACAACGACCACACCGGCACAGGCAACGCCGCTGGATGCCAAGCGTGCCAAGGAACG